ATTAAACGACTTCTCTATATTAGAATTGGATGAGGAGTATGTTAATATATTAATGTGGTGGGATTTAGTCAAAAATGGTAATTTGCAGCGCATTTTAGGCGTTTCCGATGCAGAATTTAATCACAGATTAGATAATCTGATCATTAGGATGTCCAATTTAATGTCATCATTAATAGGTTTTGATAAGAAAATTGTTAGTGACAAGGTTCTTAAATTAAAATTGATGAAGAATGATTATATAGCTATGAAGATATCATCGGGCACACGTCGAGCTCCTTTTGCCATCGAGCTTTTTGGTGAATCAAGCCAGGGTAAAACTACATTTGGAGATCAATTAATTGATGCATTGTTAGTTAGTGCTGGCTTACCCACCGATAAGCAGTATCGTGCTGCTTTGAATCCAGGCGATAAATTTTATTCTAATTGGACTAGTGATAAATTAGTCGCCATATTGGATGATTTATCGAATGAAAAATCTGATTTTGTGGAGAAAGCTCCCACTAGGGCAGTTATTGATTTTTGCAATAATCAGATGTTTTATGCTCCTAAAGCTGAAATTGATGCTAAAGGGAAGTGTTTTGTAGAACCAGAGTTAGTTTTAGTTACAACTAACAAGAAAGATCTCGATGCGTACGTTTACAGTAATTGTCCGTATTCTGTCCAGCGACGCATGGATTTGGTTATGACCGTTCGGTGCAGACCTGAATTTCAGCGTGTTGTTGAAGTGAATGGCGTTCCCGTTCATACAGGAGTTGATTCGGCAAAGGTTAGAGAGTATTACACTGATGAAAATGGTGTTTATAATCCACCTCTTATCGATGACATTTGGTCTATTGATATTGAAAGAGCAGTCAAGCCTGATAATTTGCGTAATATTGCTACATATGAACCATTAATGTTTGATGGTCAGTATATGACAGGATTGCGAGCTAGTGCAGCAATACAGTTTGCTATTGAAAGTTATAAGGTTCATAGATCAAACCAGGATAGTATTATGGACGCGATGAAATCGCGAGATAAAGTCATGCGGAGGTGCGATGTTGACGGATGCTGTCATATTCGAGGTCATTGTCCTTACCATTTTGATGTCCAGTTCGGTATGGAGATAGCTTTAGCTTTGAATGATATTGGAACTAAATGCTACAAAACTGTTGTTAATTCACAAACGACTATTTTAAATAGGTTTGAAAAGTATAGCACGCAGAAATTGTATGATTATGCCGATATTTTCACTAGACGTTGGGATTGGCTTTGCGTGATTCCAGAAGATGTTATGATGAGTGATAAATTTGTAGATTTAGTTTATTGGTGGAACAAGGATAAATATGAGATTGCTCGTAATAAGAGTATTCGAAGTATGTTGTGTCTTTTGTTTATTTCCATATTCATTAATGCGTATTTATTTATTATATTATTCATGTTATGTTTGCTTGTTTTGATATCTTTTTCAGTGAGTGCTTTAAAGAAACGTATTATAGAGGAATTGGCACGTAGGAACGATGCTTTACCTATAATTGTGCGAGGTGCACGGGATAAGTATGCAAAAGCTTTGTGTTGTACTTTTGGAGCTATTTCTTGCTTATACTTGTTGTCTAAAGTTTATACTAGCTGGAAGAAGATTGTCCCGGCTCAGGGAGCTTTAGAGCCTAAAACTGAAGATGATATACGTGAACGCGATAGTGAAGTGAATGTATGGTCACGTGTAGTTAAGCGTGAAGTACCTGTATCTCGCGTTAGCGAGTCCACGACTTCTGAGAATATGATCAAAAGTATTCAGAAGAATTTATTTTATGCTTCTGTAACGGATGGTTCAAGCAGATTAATGGCAAATGTGTTATTTTTGAAAACTAATGTTTTGATTATACCAAACCATTATTTTGTTGAGAGTGATGAATTAGAATTAGTATGCTATAAGGATGATGCTGATGCATGTGGTGGAAAGTTCCAAACACGCGTTAGCAAGTTGAATAGTTTATTAATTCCTAATACAGATCTTCGCATTTGTCATGTATCTAGTGGAGGATCGTTTAAGAATATTGTCGACTATTTTCCTTTGGATAAGCCTAAGGGGCAGCAAGTTGCAAACATGGTTTGGCGTTCAAAAGTTGGTGAGTGTGTTTCGGGTCGTGCTTTGCACAGCTTTAAGACCACAACAAATGGTACATGTCCATTTTA